CTTTATCTAGTATCCGTAAAACACAGTTTGAAGAAGTTCTTGGTATGCCTCCTGAACAAGCAGTTGCATTAGCACGTAGGCAGATTACTTCTCCATTCCAGAAGGTTACGATTGGTTTAAGTAAGTTTTTCCAGAACAATGCCAACAAAGCTGAACGTGCTGCGATTGGTGACTTCTTGTTAGATACCGATAAACTAAAACAGACTGCTGCTTTGTATAAACAGATTGGTGCTACAGAAGATACAGAGAAGATTAAGTCTTTAGCTGGTAAGGTGCTACAGTACACTACTGGACAAGTTGCTACTCGTGGTTCTTACGGTGCTTACTTAGGTGCGATTGGAGATTTCGGTAATCAAGAACAAGCTCCAGCAGTCACTCCTCAGCCAGAGATGCAGTTTAACTTTGCTCCTCCCAATCCCATAACACAATAGTACTAACTAAAAAGCCCTCTTTCGAGGGCTCTTTTGTTTCTAGATGCTACATCCTCCAGCAGTACAACTTAACATCTGTGCTCCTTCCACATTGTCGTCGTACTCTTTGAAGTTCTCCCAATCAACTGTAGTCGGTACTAATGACTTCAATCGGTTGTAAGCCTCTTCATCACACTCTTCATACGGTGCTTGTTTGTATGTTCCACCATCCATCGGTAGGAACGACACACCAGTTACCTCATCAAAGTGCTTGAATGTCCAAGCCCCAACATCCATCCATTCGTTTTCTAAGACAGAGATAGTCACTGAAGGCTTGTGCTCACAGTAGTGACGCTGGAATATTAACCACAACTTCAAGTGCTGGATAGCAGACAAGTCTTCACGCAACAAACCACCTTCAGCAACTTCTACAGGAAAGCTAAATACTGTAGTTGACTCTGGCTTCATTACGCATGGCTCTGCTACAAACCCAGCTTGAATCATAAACTGTGTTAGTGGATCTTTGTTATCAGCTCTGACACGTCGTATATAATACTTGCTATGCTGAGGATGAATACCACTAGCAGTGCTGCAGAGCTGAGATACAGTACCTTCAGGCTTAACTGCGGTAACGGCAACGGACTGGTTAATACCAATAGCGTCAGCATAGAAAGCGTTAGTGTTGACAGCCAAATCACGTAATGCCTCCAATCGTTTAGGTAACTCTAAATCATCAGGATTGTTAAGTAAAGTGTTATCACAGATACCAGTCATTGATACACCAAGCAAAGCTTCTTCTTCAGTGTTCTTTTGCCAGATCTTACGCAAATAAGGGAAGTCTGTTAACGATGCTTGAAAAGTACCAAGAATGGTCGCCAAACGAATCTTATCAGCGATGCTGTCAAAAGTATCGTCAGAGCGAATGATACAAGAAGACAGATTACAGAATTGATAAGGACGGAGTATGATTTCGCTACATGGATTTGTCCCAAAGTCATAAGTCGAATCTCGTCGTCCATTCTTAGCAGCTTGCACCTTAGAAGCATCACGATTGAAGATACCACGCTCACCAGAATGTGACTCATAAATAGAACTCCATTCCCTCATAAATTGACCAATAGATGGTGTTTCTTCATACGTAGCTGAGTTATTAGCTAATGCACGTTGACCTTGACCATCCCACCAGTTACCTGCTTTAGCGTGAGCCATCTTGTCATCAGATAAGTCTGACAATGAGATCATGGCTGACCGTCTGACTCCACCCACAACAACAACTTCCCCGATCTTGCAGAGAATATCATGACACTCAAGGGAAGTGAGACGACGACCTGCTGCACCTTTAAATTTGGCGACACAAAACTTATAAAGTTCTTCCAGAGGTCCTGGTCCAGATGCTCTTCCACCGAATGTCTTAAGACGTGCTCCTGCAGGACGAACTCTTGATACGTCGAACTTTGGAATCTCGCCAGCGTACAAAAGAGCCAAGAGCTGTCGAAGCGATTTCGCCCATCCCTCTTTAGAATCCGACACAACAATAGAAGTCTTACTATCAAACAACTGCTCTGGCACTTCAGGTAATTTCTTAACATACTGTTGCTCCACAGAGAAACCGACACCAGTGCCACAGAGAAGGATATACATCGCTTCGTCAAAGGCTTTAGGGTCATCAATAGGAAGATAAGAACAATTGAATGCAGCCACGTTCTGACGCTCTAGGGCAGGTCCTGCTGTCATTACTGCTCTCATACTAGGTACTACAGATAAATCGTTTACCGCTTGTTCTAACTCAGCACGTAGTTCTTTTGTGAGTGTGTAGTTCTGCTTTGTTGCTAGGTGTTTCTCCATAAAGTCAAAGTAACGTGCTACTGTCTCGTTCCAGTGTTCTCTACGTCCTTTATCGTCCAGATACCGACTGTATCGGCTCTTAGCAATGAAGGTGTTGTAAGGGGTCATCTTATATGTCATTCGACTTCTCTTTCTAAATTATCAGCATTATCTTCAATTCGATCCATAAAACGATCAACTAATTCTTCACTACTTATATCTAACAACTCCAACAACTCCACTTCTGGAAGTTGTTTGAGTCTGTCAGCTATGTCAATTAATGTTAAAGCCATTTCATGCAGTCTCCTTGTAATACACATCGTACACACTATCATAGTTAGCTAACAAATACTCGATATAGTGTTTAGCTTTTTCGAGGTCTTGTTTACCAGCTTTTTTAGGGAAACGAAGTATGTATTTTACCACATTTGCTGACCAAGGGTCAAGCTTATATTGCATAAAAATGTCCCAAGGTTGGACGGTTGCACCTTTATAGTGCGTACCTCCTACCTGTTTAGCCATTACATCGCCAGCATCTTCCATTCCTGCAGATAAATCAGCTACTTTAGCAGCTAATCTAGCTTTACGGAAAAACTCTGCTGCTTCATCTTCAACAAATCCATACGGATAAGGCATTGAAACTGGACTATCCATGATGTTTTACCTCTACAGTTTTCTTAGTTGACTTAGTACCTTGTGACCAGCTACCACATCCCTTGCATTGGTAACGCTGATAAGTTCCAGTAGTTGAGATTGCTGTACCACGCTTTTGAAGATGATGAGAACCACAAGTAGGACATACGACATCATCACTAAACAAGTTACGATTAGGATGAGTTTTAATCCAAGGCAGGAGTTTATGATATAGATTCTCCAGCAATACTACGTCCTGAATATTGTACTCTTCCATTCTCTTCCAAGCATCTTTATCACCGTTCATACACTTCACCCACAACGCATGTCCTTCGTGCTCGTGTTTACTGCCAAGACCTAATCGCTGTGCTACGTAGTCCAGCTTGTTACTAGGAAAACGAAAGTTGCTACGAACAACACGAAGTAAGTCAACTTGTTTATAAGGCGATGGTGGATTAAAACCATGTAATATAAATTCCTTGTTAAGAGTAGGAATGTCAAACTTAGTACCATTGTAATGCACGACTGCATCTGCAGAGTCGAGAAGTCCATGAATGCCTTTCAACATAGCTTTAGGTTTAGATTGGTGTACTGAATCAAAGAACAAATCTTCTGATCCTTCCCACTTTGCTGCATAGCACAATACATAGGATGATTCCATTAACTGATTGATGCTTACATTCTGTTGCCACAAACCCCACACATGAGCTGTGTTAGGGCTGGACTCAATGTCTAGATGTAGAATCTTCATTCGTCAAAGTCCATTTCTTCTTGTTTGTCATCAATCTGTTTAGCTAACTCGTAAGCAGCATGCGTGATAGTTCTTGAACCAATTACAGACCACTCATCGTGAAAGCCGTAATCGCTTAAGAATACAATCTTTTCTTTGACATCGTAGCCGTACTGAGCGTTTAAGAAATCAGCAAACTTAATAATCAGTGTTGTCCACTGTGTGTCACCATCAACGACAAACACATTATTAAGTAAGTTGTTTTCTTCTTCTAAAGTAAAGCTCAACTTCATTGGATATTCGAGTTTCATTTCTTTCCTTTTACTAAAAGTAATACATCTATCTGGTGTTGTAAATCTTTAATCTTTTGAATCAAGTCTAAGAAGTGCTCAGCGTCTACTAGTGCTAACGGCTTACTTAGATTCTGTTTCAATATAACTAAAGGCTCTATCAGTCCGTGGGTCTTTGCTTGTTCATAGTCCTTGTACACTGCGATTGCTTTTCTGTTCTTGCATTCCACTGTGTAAGTGAATAATTCACGAGCTGCAGAAGACAATTGTACATCTTCGCCCCCTGCACCCATGCTTGTAGACCGTACATCATCGAGCGTCAGGGTTGGAAATCGTTGCAGTATCTGATCCCTTACC